TATAGCCTTCAATACTTCTTGATTTTCCATAATATCTCCTTGATTTATAATTTTTGGGTGAGATCTAATTTAAACATGTGTACAGAATATATCAAGTAATCTTTTTAAAATTGTTTTCTTGACAGAAAATTTATGTTATGAAAGAGACAGAAAAAAGAATGAAAGCACAAACAAACGTATTTGGCAGAATAGTAAAAAGATACAATATGCCTTTAAAGGCTATTGATGATTTAAATAATAAATACGAAGAGCATAAAGAAAAACTAGGTTCTTTTGGTCCAAGATTAGCAGGAAGATTAGATTCGGAATTAGAATTTACACATCATATAGGGGAAACGGAAATATCTAAACACATAGTAGACTGTATGAATGATTATATTGAAACATTAGATAAAGTAAATTTATTTAAGGGACGTAAAGAATTAGAAATATTAAGTTGTTGGATAAATGATATGAAAGAAGGAGAATACAATCCTCCTCACACTCATCATGATAACACTGGTTGGTCTAGCGTAATGTTTTTAAAAGTACCAGAATTTATTAACGATGTTAAAGACCCACATAAATTTAAAGATGGACAATTAGGTTTTACAGATGTTGACGGTACTCATAGTACATGGATGGAACCTAAAGTAGGTCATTTTTATATATTTGAAGCTAAGCATCAACATTGTGTTATGCCTTTTAAAACTAAAATAAAAGGAAAAATTAGAAGATCTATGTCTTTTAATTTTGTACAAAAAATTGTTTGAAACTAAAATTACATTTTGTGCTACTGAAGAAGAAATGGCAAATGTATGGCCTCATCCAAAACCTGCCTCGCGGGTAATACCACAAGAGTATAAAAATCTTGAAAGATTTATTGGGGGTAATTTACATCAAGGTACACTTAAAACTTGCATGCCTTTTTTAGACTCTTTGACAATGGGTTACATAATGTTTTTTGATCAAGATTACATTGTTGATCCAATTGAAAATGATTTTTCGGTTACTCCAGCCAACAGACAGGAAGATGATTTTGGGTTTCATGCTAAGTCTCAATTACCAAAAGAATGGCACAAATTTTCAGGTGAGAATGCAGGAAAATTTGGAAACAAATGGTTAATTAAAACACCGCCTGGGTATAGTTGTCTTTTTGTAAAACCTCTAAATAGAGTTGAAGAACGATTTGATATTATACCTGGTGTTGTAGATACAGACACTTACATTAATTTAATAAACTTTCCATTTATTCTTAGAAAAAGAGATGAACAGTTTTTAATAAAAAAAGGTGAACCTATGATACAAATTATACCTTTTAAAAGACAACCTTACAAAATGTGGTCTGGTTTTTATTATGAAAAATTACATGGTAAAACTATTAAATCATTGAGTTCAAAATTTATTGATAGATATAAAAAAATGTTTTGGAGTAAAAAAAGTTATAAATGATGAAAACAACAGATTATATAAGTTGTTATGAAAACATTTTAGATAAAGATTTTTGCAAAGATCTTATTCAATCTTCTACTAAACAAAATTTTCATAGAGCTGATACATTTGATAATTCTAATGTTGTTGATAAATTTAGAAATTGCTATTCACGGAAAATAGAAAATCCAGAAATTGATAAAGTTTTTTTTGATGCTGTAGGAAATGTTTTAAAAAAATACGTAGAGCAAAATAAACATTTTAATACAGGTCTTACAACTGAAGACACAGGATATACACACTTGTTATATGTGGGATCTCAAAAAGGAGAATATAAAGAACATACTGATTCAGCAGATATTGTACCTAGAGTTTTAACAATTTCATTTATTTTAAATGAAGATTATGATGGAGGTGATTTTGTTTTTTTTGGTGGGCAATATGTTGTGAAGAAAAAAACAGCAAGTGCTGTTGTTTTTCCAAGTAACTTTTGTTTTCCTCACGCTGTAACACCTGTAACCAATGGCAATAGACACGCAGTAATTACATGGATACATTAATAATAACCACTGATAATACAAACTATTCATTTTTACTTTTTAATTTAAAAAATAATTCTTTAACAAAAATTAAAAAAGAAAAACAATTAAATGATAGTAGAGCCATGGGTAGTGGAAGAAATACCTTTAGACCTTTTGGAATTACGCAAAACAAAAATAATTTATTTATTGCTTCAAACGGTATTGTAGGTTCTTTTCAACAAAAAAATGCTTGGAATACTGAAAGGTTTGTTTTTGATAAAGTTATTTTAAGAGATCACTACATTAATACACATCAAATTTTATATAATAGCGGTCATTTATATCTTACTGGAACTTCTGTTGACTGCATTGTAAAATTTAATTTAAATACTAAAGAAAAAAAATATTTTGATACTAAAAATTTAAAATTAATTGAACCTCCAAAAAACCCCAAGAATGTTTATGAAGCAGATATAACACATGTTAACTCATTGTATGTTAATGGTTCTTCTTTATTTTTTGTTAATCACTATCGAGGTGATAAAAGTCAAATTGTAGAAATTAATAAAGAAGATTTTACAGTAAAAAATACATTTGAAGATGTTGGCATTGATTGTCATAATCTTACTATAAAAGACAATTTTATATATTTTTTATCTACGGGTGAATGTGCATTAAAACAAATAAATTTAAAGAACAAAGAACAAAAAATAATACACGTGTTTTCTACTTGGTTTTTTATGAGAGGATTGTGTAGAATAGATGATAATTTATTTATTGCTGCATCTAATATGAATGTAAAAAATAGAAGTTTGCAATCTACATCTTTATTTCAATACAATTTAACAACAAAATTTATTCAAGAGACTTTAATTCCTTTTGAAGGAGCTATTCTTGACATACAGGTTTTAAATGAAACAACAGTATAAATACATTAAAAATTTATTATCAAATGATTTAGTAGAATTTTTATCATCAAGAAGTTTAAATGTGGCGTCAAAAGGTTCTAATAGACCTGATACTTATGTTCCTTTATCACAATCTTTTCATTCAAGTGAATCAGAAATATACTATCACATTACACATTTTCTTTTACCTAAAATAGAAAAAGAAACAAATTTAAAACTTAAACCTATTTATTCTTTTAACAGAATTTATTTTTCAGGTGCAAATTTAAAAAAACATAAAGACAGACCTCAATGTGAGATTAGTGTTTCCATAACATTAAAATATTTTTATGAAGATAAAAATTATAAATGGCCTTTATGTTTAGGGGATAAACCTATTGCAATAGAAAAAGGAGATGGTGTAATTTATAAAGGATGTGAAGTAGAACATTGGAGACCTTATTTTACACAACCAAAAAAATGTTGGCATCATCAATTATTTATACATTATGTAAATTTAAATGGACCTTATAAAGATCTCAAAGAAGAAGTTTACGAATAATTAGAATCGTAGTCTCGCCAATCTTCATCAGCTGATGCACTGCCACCAGCTTTTGCTGCACTGTAAGCAGTTTCAGCAGCTTGTATTTGACTTTTTCTTGTTTCTGCCCAAGATAAAAGATTAGCTACAGTTGTAGAACCAACAGCATCACTTGTAGCATTTAAATTAGTGTTACCTGTCATCATTCCAGTAGAAGCATCTTTACTTTGAATTTCATTTTGCCCTTGTAGATTATTCCATATTACACAATGAATTGTATTTGGACACCATGCATCTTGCCAAGCATTACCTTTATCAGCCCATCCAATATGAAAAGAATCATCTATTTTTATAGAGTCGCCATTTAATATTACTATTTGTGTTGCCATCAATATCTCCTAATGCTTTATAATATAGTTTACCACCACAAAAGGTGAGAATGAATTTGTTCCTGCCGCTGTAACAGAACCAGTTAAACTTGTTGTAATATTACCTGTTAATGTTCCTGATAAAGTATGAGAGTGATTGTGTCCAGTTCCAGAACCACACGGTAATATTTTTGCATCTTGAGAGTTACAGCTACCACCAGTTTCCGCATCGCTTGGAAAACCAGCAATAGTTATTCTTCCAAAAGAACCCCTTGGGTTTGGGGCATTGTAGGTTCTCACTGTACAGTGTGCATGTGAAGCTAATTGAGCAGCAGTTAAAGAAGTGTTATTAATAGATCCTGTTATAGTTACTGATTGGTTAGTTGCATTTGTAGCAGCTTGGTTGTTAGTTACAGCAACTGTAATTGTGTTTGCACCGCCAGTTCCTGCTAAGTTATATGTATTACCATCATAACCTTGTGGCATTTTACCTTGTAATTGAGGAACGTTAAAAGTTGTTGATCCATCACCTGCACCATATGTTGTAGCAACTACCGCAAACAAATCTGCATATGTTGTTCTCGATACGGCAGCGCCGTTACATAATAAATATCCGTCTGGAGCCGTAGCTTTAGTCCAAGGCTTGATTGCGCCTACTTCACTTCTGTTTACTATATCTTGTAAGTTAGCCATAATTAATCGTTATACTTTAATAACCAACCATTGTCACTATCATAGAACACCAACGCTATGCCAGCTCGGTTAGTTGAAATTGTTAAATCTGCTGCAGATCCTTGAATCTTTTGACTGTTTCTTCCAACAGTAATATTGTTTGTAGCTGATGTGCCATGTGAATCAATAATCTTTACTTGAGCACCTATAGATGGAGAGGCAGGTAAAGTTATTGTTACTGCACCACCAGATGTATCAACAAAAATGTTATCACCAGAAGACGCAGTGTACGCACCAGACTTTTCAATCCAAGCTTCACCTAAACCAGCTAAAGTAAATATATCATACCAGTTTGTACCGTCTGTAGATACTAATCTGTATTTACCATTTGTAATAGTAAGAGTGTTTCCTGTAGCACCTAGTCTAGCAGATATATCAGCGCCACCAGAAATGTTGTTATAAATTCCGTAAGTTTTTTGAGTTGCTGGAAATTGAATTGTGTGAGTTGTAGAAACTGTTCCTGTAAAAATTAATTGGTTTTGTCTTGCTTCGTTGTTTGCTTGAGATTGTGGACCATCATTGTTTGTTAGCGTTGTTGAAGTCCCTGTAGTAATTGCTTTGGAATAAACACCAGCAATAGAATATTCAAAAACTTGAGAAAAGTTATTATTCGTAATAGTACCCCAGGTACCCGAATTCTCTCCTGATGTTTGTAGCTCTATTCGTAAGCCAGTTGAATAAGTTGAACTCATTTAATCTCCTAATAAAGTTTTAGTTATTATTTCAAAGTTT